TGGCCAGATACTTTTTCAACTACCGAAGAAGCACAAGGCGAGTTTTTTGCTCAAACTGGTAAGATTGGATTAAAGACTTCTGGTTTAGAATCAGTACACGGCACGAATACTTTATTACATGAAATTATACATGGCATATTTTATCAGTTTGGATTGTGTGAAGATGTAGGTGACAAAGAAGAAAAAATAGTTAACACTACAGCAAACGGATTGAGTACAGTTTTTGTAGATAATCCTTGGTTGTTAGATTATATAAAGAAATATCAAAATGTGAGGCAAGGAGATTAATGTCAATTAGTGTACAAGTCAGAGGCAACAATGTCGAGAAGGCATTGAGAATACTTAAAAAGAAATTACAAAAAGATGGTCTTATGCAAGAGTTAAGACTTAGACAATACTATGAAAAACCTACTCTTAAAAGACAAAGAAAACATAAAGAGTCTTTAAGAAGGTCTGCTAAGGCAAAGAGGTTAAAGTTTTTGAGAGAAATTTCTTCGGAATAACTCTCACTAAAATATCAAATGCGAACGGTCGCCAGTATTTGATATCGTTTAATTAGGCGACAATATCTTGAAGGAGATAATATATAATGGCTAATAAACTGTCAAAAAAACAAAAGGTGATAAACCTTTTATCAAAAGGTAATCCTGTTGCATGGACTACTTTAAGAAATAGGTTCGATTTAACATCACCAAGAGCGATGGTAGATCAACTTAGAACAGAAGGACATATGGTTTACATAAATCAAACTGCTTCTGGTACTTCATATAGAATGGGTACACCTACTAAGTCAATTCTAGCTGCTGGCGTTAAGAAAGTATTTAAAGGTACTACTAACGAAATAGTTGCTGCAGGAATTCGTGCTTTATACGGCAAACAAAAATACGCTTATTCTAATAACTAAGTCTATTTGTTGTATAAATAGTAATACTAGGCAGTCCGTAAGTCCTGGTATTAAGAGGTAGAGTGTCTTCCGCAAAGACACCATTTAGGGTTTGACGATTGTCCCTTGTCGTGATTTATTACAGACAGAAACAATCGCCGTTTTTATATTGGCCCATTGGTCTTCGTAGCAGTTTTAAACTGACAGACTTGGTAAAACAAGCAAGGAAAGATAAACTGACATACTTGGTAAGACAAGTTAGGAATAAGAGAGGGTGAGACCTACCTCCGCCAATATATTTTTTCTAAGTACTTGACATTTTTTAAATCGTACTTATATAAATAACTATGAGTTGCCAATTATGGGACTCAAATTATAACTCGCTTAAAAAGGAGAAACAAAATGAATAGAACATTACAAATCTGGAATGACCTACGACCGTTTTCAGTAGGCTTCGACAACTTGTTTGAACACTTTGATATGCATTTGACACATCAAAAGGCACAAACATTCCCCCCTTACAATATTAAAAAGATAGATGACTTCAATTGGCAGATTGAAATGGCACTTGCAGGTTTTGGCAAGAAGGACATTTCTGTTGAAACTGCTAACGGTCAACTGAAAATACAATCGGTTGATAGTGAGTCTGATTCGAAAGATGATGAGGTCATACATAGAGGTATTTCAAAAAGAAAATTCACCAAATCTTTTACACTTGCAGATGATGTAGTTGTAAATGCTGCTGAATTGAAAGATGGAATGCTTTTAATAGATGTGGAAAAGATTGTACCAGAGGAAAAGAAACCTCGTACAATTAAAATTAAATAAATTACTTTGAGGGGTGTGCTTGACATTACCCCTCATAAGTGTTATTATACTATTATAACTTAAATGAAAGAATCTATATAATGAAACTAAATCAAAACACATTAGACACACTTAAAAACTTTGCTGATATCAATACTAATATATTGATTAAACCTGGTAAAGAGTTGTCAACAATCTCAACTATGAGAAACATTTTTGCCAAGGCAGAAATTACAGAAGAATTTACAAATGAATTCGGTATCTATGATCTGAATGAATTTTTATCTGTGGTTACAAGTCTTAACAAACCTGAACTTAAACTAGAAGATAAGTTTATGACCATTGCTGCTGAAGGTAGTAAGTCAAAGGCAAAATATTTCTATTCTGATCCATCAGTAATTGTAGCACCAACAAAAGAAGTTAATATGCCTGAGGCAGAAGTAACCTTTACCCTATCTGAATCTAATCTAAAAGAGTTATTGAAGATGGCTGCTATTCTTAAAACACCTGATCTTGCATTAGTAGGAACTAACGGTGGTACTATTTCACTTACTGTATGTGATAAGAAAAATGATACATCAAATAAATTTTCAATAGATGTTGCTGAAGGCGCTACTGCTGATTTCAAATTCTATTTTAAAGTAGAGAATATGAAAATGTTTTCTGGTGATTATGATGTATCTGTATCTTCAAAATCAATCTCTCATTTTCAAAATAAGAAGTTGCCAATTCAATATTGGATTGCTTTAGAACCAGATAGTTCTATTACTAAATAAATTTATATAATGAATAAGGTGAATAAAAAATGTCAGATTTTCTGTGGGTCGAGGAGTATCGTCCTAAAACAATAGATGATTGTATATTACCACAATCTCTTAAAACTCTCTTTACATCTTTTATAGAAAAAGGTGAACTATCTAATTTACTATTCTCTGGTACTGCTGGTATAGGCAAGACCACAGTTGCAAAAGCATTATGTGAGCAATTGAATTGTGATTGGATTATGATTAATGGTTCCGAAGAAGGTGGCATTGATGTACTAAGAAATAAGATTAAGAACTTTGCTTCTACTGTATCATTATCTGGTGGTAAAAAGGTAGTGATACTAGATGAGGCAGATTATCTTAATCCACAATCTACACAACCTGCTCTAAGAGGTTTCATCGAGGAGTTTCATAAGAATTGTAGATTTATTCTCACTTGTAATTTCAAGAATAGAATCATAGAACCTTTACATAGTAGATTTTCAAACATAGAATTTAAGATTGCCAACAAAGATAAACCTAAGTTGGCAAGTAAATTGTTTGAGCGAGCAACTTATATTCTGAAAGAACAGAATGTTGACTTTGAAGAAAAGGTACTTGCTGAATTAATCAAAAAACATTTTCCAGACTTTAGAAAACTTATAAATGAATTGCAAAGATATTCTGTTGCAGGAACTATTGACGCAGGTATTCTTGTAAATGTTTCGGATGAAAATCTAAAGACATTAGTATCTCATCTTAAAGGTAAAGAGTTCGGTGATATGAGAAAGTGGGTAGTAAATAATATTGATAATGATCCTGTGAAAGTCTTTCGTAAAATCTATGACAGTATGTATGAGAGTTTACAACCAGAAACAATACCTCATGCTGTTCTGATTATTGCTGACTATCAATACAAGTCTGCCTTTGTTGCGGATCAAGAAATTAATCTAGTTGCTTGTTTGACTGAATTAATGTCCCAAGTTAAATTTAAATAATGTCTGCCCCTTTAGCTCAGTTGGTAGAGCAATTGATTTGTAATCAATAGGTCGGCAGTTCGAATCTGTCAAGGGGCACCAGAGAAATATATGATACATAATATAGATTGTTTAAAATTTTTAGAAACAACACCAGACGAATCTTTTGATGTTTGTATATCTAGTCCACCGTATAATCTAGGAGTTAGATATAGTAAATATGAGGATACAAGAGTTGATTATATAGAGTGGATGAAAGATGTATGGAGTGAAGTTTGTAGAGTATTAAAACCAGATGGTCATTTATTTTTAAATTTAGGATATTCTAAAGACAATCCTTTTGATACATATAAAGTTGCAGAAAATGTGCCATGGCTATTACAGAATAATATTATATGGGCAAAGGCAGTAGAGATTGATGGTAGAGTAAGAGGTTATAGCACACCACATTCAAGTAAAAGATATTTGCAAAATGGTTGGGAACATTTATTTCATTTTACAAAGAATGGTAATACACCTATCGATATAGAATGGTCGGGTGTACCTTACAATGAGGATTATAATAATGCAGAAAGAAATGCAAAACGAAGTGGTAAAAATTATAGAGCAACTACAAATTGTTGGCATATTACATACAAAAGTAAAGCAACAAAAGAGATAACAAAAGAGATTGCAGGTAGCAATAAACACCCAGCAATTTATCCAGAAACTTTAGTTGAGAAATGTTTGAAAGTATCTGGTTTGAAAAAAGGAGTTGTGTTCGATCCATTTATGGGAACAGGTACAACAGCTGTTGTTGCTAAACATTATAATTTAGATTATGTTGGTTGTGAGATAGATCAAGATTATTGTAAGTTTGCAAATGAAAAAATAACAAAGATATTATAATGTATGAATTAAAAGAATATTTAAATGCTATAAACTTTACAAAAAAGAATCTAATGGATTCAGAAGATAAAGACTGGGTTAAAAAGTATCCTACATTTATAGTCAATAAGATATTATCAGGTTTTTCTGATACTGTAATGCTTGCTAATGAAGTAAATCGTAATCACTTCTTAGATAAAGATATGCAATTCCAATTTCTACTAAATAGTATTAGAGCGAAGAAGAGGTTTAGTCCTTTTCTTAGAGCGTCTAAATTGAAAGACATTGAGTGTGTAAAAGAGTATTATGGATATAATAATGAGAAGGCAAAGTCCGCTCTTGATATACTCACCAAGGAACAAATTAAATTAATTAAAGAAAAGTTATTCAAAGGTGGGACAAAATGAATGAATTAGTAGACAACTGGAAACCAGAGTTAATGCTCGAAGTTCAGTTAAAAGAACCAGATGATTTTCTCAAAGTTAGAGAAACATTAACAAGAATAGGCGTGGCGTCTAGAAAAGACAAAAAGTTATTTCAATCTTGCCACATATTACACAAACAAGGTAGATATTTTATAGTCCATTTTAAAGAGTTATTTGCTTTAGATGGTAAAGAAGCAAACATATCTGACAATGATTGTGAAAGAAGAAATACGATTGCTCAATTATTAAGTGATTGGGGTTTGATTGCTATTTTAAATAAAGATATTGCAGAAAAGAAAGCACCATTATCACAAATTAAAGTTCTTGCATTTAAAGAAAAAGGTGAATGGGATTTACAAGCAAAATATAACATAGGTAAGAAACCAGAAGATGAAGGCACCGAAGTTTAAAGAATTTATTTCTGAGGAGAAAGTAGAAGAACCATATCGTTTGGTTATACTTTCCCATGATGACGCTGACGACCCTAATAAGACAGGTGATCTAATAAGAGAGAAAGCTAAAGCACTAGGCATTAAAGTATTACTTGCCGAGTTCATAGGTGCTTTTGTTAGTGAAGAAAATGATAAACTATACATGAATAGTTTTCCTGTTGAAAAAGGTGGTGCAGTTGCAGAACCTGATCCTAAAAAAGATATTGTTTACGATAAACCATTTGAGATTGATGCTAAAAATACAATCATAATGATACGAGGATTAGGTACTCCTGGTGTAAGTGGTAATCGTTCTTGGTATGCTATGACAAAAGACCTTGAACATAGAGGTTTTGCAGTTATCAATTCAGCAGAATGCCATGATATATGTTCAGACAAATGGATGAATCAGATTATCTTTGAGAGAAATAAAATAAACACACCTAAAACAGTTCGTGTATTACATTCAGAAGGATCAGAAAATGCACTAAAAGAATTAGATAGTGATTTTCCTATCATCTTGAAAACAGGTTCTGGTTCAAGAGGTGTTGGTGTTATTCTAGTAGAGAGTGCTGCTTCTTGCCAATCAATCGTACAGTTATTGTATAGAGAAAATGAATTCATAGATATTATTCTACAAGAGAAACTACCAACAAAGTATGATGTAAGAGTAATTATCTGTGGTGAAGAAATCATAGGTGTAATGAAACGACCTATTATTGAGGGTGATTTTAGAAGTAATGTATCACAAGGTTCTGAACCAACGACACATAAACTTACTGCTAAAGAGGCAGAAGAATCACTTAGAGCTGCCAAGGCAGTTGAAGGTGTGATTGTTGGAGTTGATTTTATTCCTGCAAAGAATAGAGAAAAAGATAGTCCACATTTTATTGAGGTTAATTCAACGCCAGGTTTAATCGGTATTGAAGAAGCATTAAAAACTGAAGGTAGTATAGTCGAGAAGATTCTCGTAAAACTACAAAATCGTGAAGTGTGGAATAATTAAGTTTTTCGCTTTACAAAACACTAAAAATTTGTTATAATAAGATATATGAAATTCTACACCAGCGTTCTACCCTATCACGGCAAACTTCTAGTTCGTGGTGTCAATGAAGATGGTGCTCGCAAAAAGTATAGACTTAATTATGAACCTTCCCTTTTCATTCCAGTTCAAAAAGAATCAAAATACAAGACACTTGATGGTCGTAATTTAGACAAAATTAAATTCGATAGTATTGTTGAAGCAAAAAAGTGGATTCAAGAATATCAAGGCGTCACCAACTTCGAATATTTTGGTAATACAAGATATCAATATCCATATATTGCAGATACATTTTCAGATAAGATTGATTGGGATATAAAACAGATTAGAATTCTTACAATTGATATCGAGTGTGAGAGTGAGAATGGTTTTCCTGATCCAAGTCTGGCAGAAGAACCTTTAATTTCAATTACAGTAAGAGATAGTACAACAAAAAATATTCTAGTTTTTGGTATGGGCAACTTTGTTAATGATCGACCAGATGTGCATTATAAAAAATGTGCAACTGAAAGAGATATGATTGCTAAGTTTGCTGAATTCTGGAACTTCTATAAACCTGATGTGGTTACAGGTTGGAATGTTAAGTTCTTTGATATACCTTATCTAATGAATAGATTTAAAAATCTCATGGGCGAAGAATACATTTCTCAATTTAGTCCTTGGGGTATTGTCAATGAAGGTACTGCTCTAGGATTAGGATATAATAGACAAGAAAAGTATTTTGATTTACTTGGCATTGCAACTTTAGATTATCTAGACCTATATCGTAAACACACTTTCGTTAGGCGTGAGAGTTATAAACTAGATTATATTGGTGAAGTAGAAGTAGGTGAAAACAAGAATGAAAATCCATATGATACTTTCAAAGAGTTTTATTCTAATGACTATCAAAGATTTATTGAATACAATATTCAAGATGTAGAATTAGTTGACAAGTTAGAAGATAAAATGAAACTAATTGAATTACATTTGACAATGGCATATGAGGCAAAAGTTAATTATCAAGATTGCTTTGGTCAAGTTCGTATGTGGGATAGTATTATCTTTAATCATTTAAAAGAAAAGAATGTAGTTGTACCTGCAGTTGTTGAATCTAAAAAGTCTGATGGCTTTGAAGGTGCATATGTAAAAGATCCTGTTGTAGGTTTTCACGATTGGATTTGTAGTTTTGATTTAAATAGTTTGTATCCGCATTTAATTATGCAGTATAATATATCGCCGGAGACTATGGTCGGGTTTGATCCAGGTAAAGTAAATGTGGTAGATATGTTAAATGAAAAGGTTAATCTATCTGATTTAGATAGTCGAACTATAACTCCTAACGGTGCTCAATTTCGAACAGACAAACGAGGTTTTCTTCCAGAGTTGATGGATAAACTCTATCAAGAAAGAGTTATCTATAAGAATAAGATGTTAGCCGCAAAATCTTTGTATGAAGAAACTGGTGATGAAAGATTAAAGAATGATATTGCAAAAAATCACAACATACAGTTGGCAAGAAAGATTGCATTGAATAGTGCTTACGGTGCTATTGGCAATCAGTATTTTAGATATTTTGATGTTCGCCATGCAGAAGGTATTACAATGGCAGGTCAATTGACAATTCGATGGATTGAAAATGATGTGAATAAGTTTCTAAATAATTTACTCAAAACAGAAAATGTATCTTATGTTGTTGCCTCTGATACTGACTCAATCTATATTCGATTAGGTGAAGTTGTGAGTAGAATATTCAAAGATCAATCTGACACTAGAAAGATTGTGAAAGTTATGGATAAATTCTGTGAAGAAAAACTACAACCATTTATTGATTCGAGTTTTGCTAGACTTGCTAAATATGTTAATGCATATGAACAAAAAATGATTATGAAACGAGAAGTGATTGCAAACAAAGGTATATGGACTGCCAAGAAAAGATATATTCTGAATGTGTTTAATGAAGAAGGTGTTGATTTAAAAGATCCTAAGTTAAAAATTATGGGCATTGAAGCAGTTAAGAGTTCAACTCCTGCCCCTTGTCGTATCAAAATTAAAGAGGCATTGAAAGTGATTATGACTAAAGATGAATCAGCATTGATTCAATTCATTGATGACTTTAGAGTTCATTTCAAAAAGTTACAACCAGAAGAAATTGCTTATCCTCGTTCTTGTAATAATCTTAAAAAATATACTTCATCAAAAGACATATATCAAAAGTCTTGTCCGATTCATGTAAGAGGTGCTTTATTATATAATCATCAATTGAAGAAACGAAAACTAGTGAAGTATGAGGCGGTCAATGAAGGTGATAAGATTAAGTTTATTACATTGAAAGAACCTAATCCACTCCATGAAAATGTGATATCTTTTATATCTACATTACCGAAAGAGTTTGATCTTCACAAATATATTGATTATGATGAACAGTTTAATAAATCTTTTCTTGAACCGTTGAAGTTTATTCTAAATGCAATCAACTGGAATTTTGAAAAGAAAGCAAGTCTAGAGGAGTTCTTTGGGTGAGATTAATAATCTGTAAACATTGTAAGTGCCGACAAATAAAAGTAGGAGTATTCTGTATAAACTGTGGGAGACTAACAAATGGTCGATAAAACACTATATAAACGCCTTCTAGACGCCGCTAATGACGGTAAACTACCTATCTTAGACAACAAGTCGTTTGAACTACTGAACGCTCAGTACGGTAAAGAAATCTTTAGAGAAACCCTTGCTGAATACATAGCAACTGAACGACCTGTATTTCCTTTGAAAGAAATTTCGTATGATGATATGCGAGATAGTTTCGGTAAATTAAAGAAGTTTAATACTAATACAATCTGTATTCCACAAGAGCAAATCGAAAAAGAAGTCTATGAAAAATATGATGACTATGAATATCCATATTCACAATATGGTCTTGGTCTGATAAATGGTGCCAGTACATTTAATGATGTATCAAATTATTTTCATCAAGACTTGAGATTAGAATGTGGTAGTTATGGATTTAGAGCACCGAAAGAAGTATGGGAGAATGGCACAGCAAAAGATATCTGGAAGTGTTTTGGTCCTATCTGGCGTGGTATCAATGGTGTTCAGAAAGTTATGATCGAGGGTAAAGAAGAATTGATCGGTGGTGAGTTGAATGAAAAGAGTTATATATCAGCGTTTAGATTAGGTACATATATTGCAACACAATTTAAACCAGTAGTTGCAAAAGCAATCTATGATATTACAGACGCTAAAAGAGTTCTCGATACAAGTTGTGGTTGGGGTGATAGACTTGCAGGTTTCTTTGCCAGCGATGCTGAAGAATACTATGGTTGTGATCCTAATCCAAATACATATCAAAGATATCAAGAACAGATTTCTACTTATAATAAACTATTACCTAAACCTAAGAAAGTTCAGATATGGAATTGTGGT